CGGCCCTCACCGGCCTCCCCATCGAATAGGACCCGAACCCACATGACACCCGAGCACACCGCCTTGGCGGGCCTCTGGATCGCGCTCATCGGCGCCCCAGCTATGGCCGCCGCCTTCACCCTGATCGCCGCTCGCGAGACCCGCGCCATGCGCTGGATCGCGGGCGGGTTCGCCGCCTTCCTGATCACGCTCGCCACGCCGCTGGCGTTGATCGCTCCGACCATCACCGCCCAGCTTCTCTAGCCCTCACCCGCACACAGGACACCTAGACCATGAGCACGCTTTACCAGCCCGACGCTTGCCGCTTCCGGGTCTCCGATCAGCCCATCCGTTTCGACTCCGCCCGTGACGCCATCGACGCCATCTCCGCTTTCGAGGCCGCCACCCTGGAGGACTTCGAATACGAGGTGCGCGCCGTCAACGACGACGGCCAGTATGTCGCCGCCGCGAACGCGCTCATCCGCATCGGCGGCAAATTCGTGCGCGGCTACCTGGAGGTTAGGCCCGACGCCTTCAGCGTGATTGGCTACAGCGACGAGGACGCCGACCCGATCACCGCCAAGCCGGATTTCGCGGCCTACTCGCCCACCCTGGAGACCGCCAAGCGCGACCACGACGCCTACCGCCTGGACGTCCCCGGCATCCGCCTTTGGGTGATCCTGGACAACCTCACCGGCGCCGCCGCCATCCGCCAATACAGCGCCAGCTAGACCCTTCCCCGCTTCCCCCGGCGCCCGGCCGGGGGAAGGTAGGAAGCGCCTACGCTTCAACTCCCACACACAGGACCCGAGACCATGCGCATGCACCGCTTCCGCGCCGCCGCCGAAGTCACCCACGAGGACGGGACCAAAACCCGGCTTGTGATCCATGGCACCCGCACCGACGCCCACGACCGCCGCGACACCCTGGACGGCGCCGCCGATCAAATCCGCGAATTCATCCACGACCAGGGTTCCGAAATCATGGACGCGCCGCCGGAGGAAATCGACGTCGGACGCGTCACCCTGATCGATGACAACGATTGGTGGAACGCCCCCCGCAACCTCCGCTTCTGATCCACCCCCACACACAAGGAACGAACCGATGACCACCACCGACACGAAGGCGCCCGCCTTCACCTACGCCGCCGAGGCCGCCCAGGTCAGCACCATGAGCTTCGGCCGATCCCTGAAGGTGCAAGACCGCCGCCAGGGCGTCGTGCGCCGCTCAGACGGTAAGCGCGTCTGGACCGACAAGGACACCTATCCGGGCCCGACCGGCGCCCTCCGCGCCGCCGAAGGCCGCGCCGCATGGCTGGCCAGCTATCTGGCGGAAAACGGCGCCTGTTACTTCGACCGCCAGCAGGCCGCGAAGGCGCACGCCGAGGCCCGCGACAAGGCCCGCAACGCCGCTGCCCGCGAACTGATGAACGCCGCCAGCGCAGGCACGAAAGCCGCCTTCAGCGAACAGCCGGAGACGGCTTGCCCCTACAGCCGCGCCACCCACCACGCCGAGGCGATCATCTGGACGGAGGCCTACCGCCGCACCGTGGAACGCCTCACCGATTTCGACACCCTCAACCCGGAGCCCGTCCAGCCATGACCACGATCACCAAAAAACGCGAAGGCCAGAGCTGGCGCCTGTTTTTCGACGGCCGCCGCACGGCCCTTTCCATCTGGAAAGGGCCCGCGCCCCGCTACCGCGAGCCTCAGGACTACGACCTGATCCACGACCAGGACGAGGCCGTCATCCTCACCGCCGCCAGCGTCGGCGGCATCGTCGGACGACTGGAAACCCTCGCCGCCGAATTCAACCCGGAGCCCACGCCATGACCCCCGCCGAACTCACCGCCGCCCGCAAGGCGCTCCGCCTCACCGCCGCCGACCTAGGCCGCGCCCTCCAGCTCGCCGGACGCGACCCGGGCCGTTACGTCGTCGCATGGGAGAAGGGCGTTCACCCGATTCCCGGGCCCGCCGCCGTGGCCATCGGTTACATGCTCGCGGAACAGGCCCGCCAAGGCCTCCAGGAGGCCGTCCAGGAGGCCCAGGCCTTCCTCCGGCCCGATCCTACCGGCGTCGTGTTCACCGACCCCCAGGGCCCGGATTTACGGCCCTTGCATCAGCGCGTGATCCAAACCCGCAGGCGCGGCACATGAAAGCCACGTTCCACCGGCTCAGCGCCGAAGCCTACGCCGTCCACATCAACGGCCAGGACACCCAGCTCCGCCTGGAGAAATACACGCCCAGCCTATGGTCCGTCGTATGCGACCGCGACGACAGTTTGCTGTTCACCGTCCCCAGCCTCGACCGCGCCAAGGGCGTCGTCGCCCGCATCCTCGAAAGCGCGAACTAGGCGCCCCACAGGCTCCGCGCCATGCCGCCCCTCAGCCGCCGCCAGCGATCCCCGCTGGCGGCGCCCTGAGCCCGCACCGGACTGGCCAGCGTCAGCGCCACGGCGTCGGCGCCGTCTGGCGACCGCAGCCCCCGCTTGCGGATATCTTCCTTGGATTCCAGGAGAAGGAATTGCCGGGCGTCGTACCGATAGGAGGGCGCCACCATGTCCGCGTGCAGCGCGTCGTTATCCGGCAGATCGGCGCCGCCCTCATCGGTCAGCCAATCCTTCAGCCGCATCCACATCTCAGCCCTGCGATTGCGCGGGCCCGGCACCGTCTCCCCGCGAGCGCCCACGCTCACCGGGTCCTGAGGACTCCCGCCGAAATTCACCCCGTCACAGAGCTTGCTATACGGCTCGCCAAAATCCTTCAGCACATCGACCACACCAGCGCCCGAGCCGCCGACGTCGATGAACACCCGCGCCGGGCCCAGGTCATCGATCAGCTTCCGCACCCAATTCGCGCCCTGGATCGTGTCCAGCTTGAACCGCCGTTCAACCCACAGCACCTTGCGCCCTTGCCGCGCCGCAATGGCGAAGCCGTCATCCCCGAACCGCGCCGGATCGACGCCCAGGATCAGCGACCCGATCCCCTCACACGTGCGCTTGCGCGCCTGGAGCACGAGCTGCGACGGAATGAACGCATCGTGCCCCGTCGCCTGGAACGCCTCCGCCGCCGTCGCCGGATACTCTTGCCGAAACAGGTTCGGGTCCTTCAGCTCCGCCAGCTTGGCGCGCCGCCAGACCAATTGCTCGACGCTCAGGCCGTAGAGCCGCCCGTGTTCCTCCTCCTCATCGTTCAGCTCGAAACCGAGCGGCGGAGGCCGCTGATAGGAACTGTCCCAATACCAGGGCACGAACAGGGCTTGATAATCCCCGTCGCCCGCCTCCGCCTGTTGCCATCGCTCATGGAATTCACCGCCGATCCCGTTCGCCGTGGACTCCAGGACGATTTCGGTTCCCGCCAGATCGGGCACCTGTTGCACCGCGCCCGCCATATGGTCCGAAGCGTTCGGCCAATGCGCCACCTCCGACCCGTGGAAAAGCTGCACCGTAGAGCCGCGACCCGTCGCCTTGCCGCCCGCCGTCGCCACCCGGTAGCCGGAATCCAGGCCGCTGAAGACCAGCTCCTTCGCATTGGCCGCCCCCGTGCGCGGCCCGATCCCGGGCCGATTGTTCCGCTGGAACCGATCCACCATGCCGAACAGGTTGTTCGTCGCATCCTGATCGTGCGTCAGGATGAACACCTGACAGCCGCGCCGATGGATGACCTGATGATAGTAACGCGCGGCGATATACGTGCTCAGGCCCTCTTGTCTGGCCTTCAGCACTAAGGCGCGCACTTTCGACGTCTCGCGCCGTTGCTTATCCAGCAGCCCATCGACGTAATCCTGGACGCCGTTGAATTGCAGCGGGATCAGCTCGCCGGACTTGCTGCGAATCTTCAGGCAGCGTTCCGCGAAATAGCGCCGGTCATCCTTATACCGCTGGCGGATGCTTTGCTGTTCGGCGTCCATCTGAAGGACGCGCGGCTGAAGCCCCATGCGTCACCTCAGAAGGTCCAGGGCATCCTCCTGACTGAGGATCGGGCCCAGCCGGATATTGGCGTCCAGCCGCTCGCCGTAGACGTCCGGCGCCAGCTTCCCGGCCAGCCAGCGGCGCACTTCCGTTTTCAATTTCGACCGCGCCACGAATTCCTGATCCAGGATCGTGAACGACGACCCGTCGCGCCGCTCGACCACCCGCGCGTCACCGCTGGCGTCATCCGCAATTTCGATTGTCTGGAACGCCAGCTCATCGGCCAGCTCACGGCGCGCCGCGTTGAACGCATTGCGGAACTCAGGCCGCGCCGCCTTCCACGCCTTGATCGTCCCCCAGCACGGCCAGTGCGGGTTCGCCTGACAAAGCCATTCCATCGACCGAGGCGACCGGCTCACCGTCTCCAGGATTTCCGCCGCCAGAGCCTCGCTCCAGACGGTCTCGCCAACTCCGGCGCCGATCAGCTCCGCCGCCGACACCGCCGCCCACTAGCCCTTGCCGTAGGGCGAATCCGGCACCGGATAGCTGGACCTCGGGTCCGCCTTGGCCGTGAAATTCGGGCCGCCCTCGCTCAGCGATTTCGTGCGCGGCGATCCGTTCAGCAGATCGCTCCGCTTAGGCGATGCATTGCCACCCGTCGAATCCTGGAGAATCGGATCACGCGGTTTCGTGTTCGGACCGGCCATCGGCGGCATCCTTCAGGGCATCGACTATCGCCTGTTCCAAGCGATCAGCCCGCCCGTCAACCGCATCCTCCGGCGGCCAGCTCCGCCCGGCCAGGATTTCGCAATGCCCGAAGCAGTAGCCGCGCCCGTGCACCGGCTCACAGCAGCTCATCGTCCCGGCGCCCCAGCCCAGCACCGGAAACGCACACTGGCCAGCTTCGCGCAGCTCCCACGGCCTCGGGTTCGACCCGGCCAGCGGCTTCACCATCCGCTCCAGCGCCGCCGCCAGCGCCGCCTTGCGCGCCGCCAGCTCCGGCGTCGCCCGCGATCCCGGCGTCTCGCACATCAGCGCCGTGCGCTTGCCGTTGCGCGCCTGAGCCGCTTTCGCCGCCGTCTCATTGCGCGGCGGCAGGCCCAGGCTATGCCGCTTGCCCGCGATCATGCCGCGTGTGAACCCCGGGCCCAGGCGCCGGGCAATCACCCCACCCGCCACCCCATCCGCCCATAGGCCGCGCAGCAGGCGCACCCGTTCGTCCGTCCAGGTTTTCGTCATGGCCAAGCCTTTCAGCCGAATTCGTCCTCCAGGGTTTGCGTCACGGGTTCACGGCTCAGCTTCACGTCCCCAAAGGGGATTTCGTCGCCCTCAGGCCGCCACGGTCCGGCGCCCAGGTCATCCGTCACCGGCGGCGCCCGAAACCGGGCCCCCGGGAAAATCTGTTTGGCCATCCGCAGCGCATCCGGCAGCGCCGCGAGGCAGTTTCCGATTTCGGCCAGCGTGTAGACCGCGAGATATCTTCCCTCCGCGATCACCTTGCCCGCCTCCGCGTTCGTCTGGACGAGCGCCGCCACCGTGGCCTCGCCATCAGAGGCCGGGATCAGCACTTCCCACACCCACGGCGCCACCGCCCGATGACCCGCCTCCTCCGCCGCCGCGTCCAGCGCCGAGAGCCCGCGTTTCATCGCTCCGGCCAAGGTCGCCACCGCCTGGAGCTGATCCCGCGTCACGAACGGCGCGTCCCACGCCGCCGCATACGCCACCGACCACCGCGCACACTGGCCAGCCCATCTCGCCCTCAGGCCGTCATCGGCCAACAGCTCCGCCCGGCCAACGCCCCACTTCGCCTCCAGCTCGCGCCGGGCTTCCGCCACGCCCTCGAAATAGGCCTGGAGCATGGCGCCGTCTTCAGGACTCGGCATCGGCGCCTCCAGCAGCTTGGCCGATCATGTCCGGCAGCGCCGCACTTTTCACGCCGGTCAGCGGCGACGGCGGCGGATCGCGGCCAGCCTCCAGCTCCGCCAGCGTCCATTCGAATTCCGCAATCTCCCGGCTCAGCCGCTCCCACCGCTCCCGGTCTCGCGGCTTCACCCGGTTCGCCTCCAGGCAATGGGCCATCGACTTCACGAGGCTCCGCTTGCGCTTCTCCAGCCCCCACCGCACCGCCCTGATCCGCACCGTCCGCCGCATCGGCAACCGTGGCGGCAAGCCAGCCGTCTCAGCCGTTTCGGAGGCTCCGACGCCGGGAGGTGATGACGTTGGCGCAGCCCCAGCGCAGCCAACCGTCACCTCCCCGGCGTCAGGAGGCCTTAGGGGGGATAACCCCTTCCGGTAGGAAGGGTTATCACCCTTACGCGTGTATGCGCGCGCGCGACCCTTACCATCTGATTTCATTGGCAAATGACAGTCTTCTGTCACTTGCGGTGACAGTGGTGACGGTGACAGTCCTATGTGTTTGGCTTTGCTCATGATTTTGAGGTGACAGTCCCTAACTGTCACTCGCCCTCCAACCGCGTTGTGAATTGGTTTTACCCGGATAAATCAGGCCGTCGTCTATCGCTTGCCTGAGCCCCGCCATGACCAGCTCGCGCCGCTGGCTTTCGGTGTTCAGGCGCTTGACGATGGCCGTGTGCAGATAGCGCGGATGGCCCCGCTTCTCGACATACGGCGCGCCCATGTTCCAGGCGAACCCCACCTCGTTCTGGACCGTTTTGGCCATCCGCTCGACGTCGTTTCCGGCGCCCATGCCCATGAACACGCCCTCGCTCCACAGCAGCGGCAGCTCCGCGTCGTCGCCGCCGGTGTAGTTGGCTTTCGCCCGGCTCAGGATGCGTTCGTCCGGCCCGGCGTTTTCCGGGCGGGATAGGTAGAGGCGCGAGCGGACCGCGTTTTCCCAGGCCGTCGAGCCGCTGAAGCCGGAGCCGTCCGTCAGCGCGGTTTTCGACGGATGGCCGAGCGCCAGGATGGTCAGCTCATCGCCGGATTGCCGCCGCTGAGCGATCAGCCCGCCCAGGCCCGTCTTCAGGAAGCCGTTGACGTGGACCCGGTTGTTTTCGTTGCCGCCGAACACATCGGCCAGCGTGTCCAGGATCACGAGAGTCGGGCGGAGCTGTTGCACCGCGCCGATCAGCTCCGGCATGAACGGCCCGGCGGCGAGGCCGCCCTTGCCGTCCTCGACGGCCAGCCGATTGTCGCGGCCCGTGCGATCCCACACGTGCATGTCCGCGAACGGGTTGCCGACGCCGTAGCCCAGCGCGTTCTTTATCGGCCCGTGGCGGCGCGCCAGCTCGCGCCGGTCATCCTCGCAGCTCACGAACAGCACCACGCCCGCCGACGTCTCCAGGCCCAGCCAGGGCAGGCCCAGGCTCACGCAATAGCCCAGGTGCAGCGCCAGCAGGCTCTTGCCCGTGGCGCCGCCGCCGTAGAGGCTGTTCAGCTCGCCGTAGGCCACCCAGCCGCGCACCAGCCAGCGGCGTTCCTCCGCCGCCGCGTGCGCCGTCACCGGGAACGGACCCTCATCGTCGGCGCCCAGCGCAGGCAGCTCGCCCAGGCTTTCGTTCAGCCGCTCGCCCCAGGTGTTCGCGTTGTCATCGCGGGACTTTGGGATCAGGGCCGCCTCCGCGACCTTTCCGTCCCATTGCCCGAGCGCGTAATCGACTTTCTGCCAGAGCGCCGCAGGGCCCCGGTCCTCCAGGTCCAGCAGCGCCGCGTTCGACAGTCCAGGGCGGCCCTCCAGGCGGCTTTTCGTGGTCAGTTCGTACTGATCCCAGGCGCGCCGTAATTCGGCCTCCAGCACCGTCTGAGAGGGCCGCTCAGGGCTTGCCCGGCGGAAATCCACCACCAGCGCCCAGGCGATATCCGCGAGCTTCTGTTCGCGCCCGTCGATATCCCGCCCGAAAGCGTTTTTCGTCTCGCCGGAGTCGGTCCGCTCGCGCGGGCCCGTGGCGCCGCCGCCGTGCTCCAGGCGCAGCTTGTCGATAGCCGCGATCAGCCAGGGCGGCGCTTCCGCTATCGGGATCGACCACGGCTCGCGGCCCAGCTCCCAATCGTAAATCCGCCCGCTGGCGTGCATCGACGGCGGCGCCATGATGAACCCACCTTGACCGCGCACATCGACGCCGACCGGCGGCGCCTTGAACGTCGGAGGCGTCCAGCCGTCCGGCGCCGTGAACAAGAGCTGGCGGCCTCCGCCGCCGGTTATCTGAGAGACCGTCTCCGGCTCCAGGCCGTTGGCCTCGACCGCGACCAGGGCGTTCCACCACAGCCGCCCGTCGTGCTCATGGACGTCCAGGTCCACCACCACCAGCCCGCCGCTGGCGGCGCCCGTGATCAGCCCCATGTTGCGGCGTTGCCGGTGTTCCCCCGTCGTCGGATCATACCAGCGGGCGAACAGCAGATCAGGCACCAGGACGTGCTGGAATTCCGTCCAGGTTTCCACCGCCGGGCGTTTCCAGTTGCCCGCGTGCGGCGTGTGCGCCGGGACCACCTGAAGGCCCTGAGCACGATACATGCGCGCCCACTCCCAGGCGGACGCCCATTCGTCGTTGAAATCCGTGGGCAGACTCACAACCAAACCGACGCCCCGAAAAAGGGCGCCCGACAGCCGAGGCCGCCGGGCGCGTTGACTTAAAAGTCATCAGAGACGGAGGCCAGCACCGGCTCAGGCTCCGGCAAGGACTGTTGAGTCCCAGGACCAGCGCCCGCAGGCGCATCCCCGCCGGATCGCAGTTTTGCGATAGCCTCAGCCGTCAGCTTTTCAGGCCGATCTACCCAGGCGACGATTTCCCAGCAGGGCTCATAATTCGTGCTGGAGGCCGCCTTGCCCGCCGAAACAATCGCTTTCGTGCGCGGCAGCTTGACCACCGGAAGCTTCCCAGGATTGGCTTTCACGCCCGCCAGGAAAGCGTCGTGCAGCGCGTCCATTCCAGCGATGCTGGCCTGAGCGTTGCTGGCCATCTCCCGCACGTCGCCACCGCAGGATTTCCCCAGCAGCATATGGACGCGGAAGCCGGTCCGATGATTCAAGCTAGGCCGCGCCGGGAGCGGTTGCCCGTAGGGCGCGACCACAATGTCCGGCGCCGCGTTCTGAGGGAACGAGAGCCAGCCCAGCTCGATATTGGCCATGTCGAAAACCGCCTGGAACCCAGGCGTGATTTCCACCGCCTCAGACTCGAATTGGCCCGCAGAATTCTGCGAGCGATCCACACGGAACACGCGCCCAGCGCGGGCGTCATATTTGATGATCGGGACACGATCCCCACCACCGGAAGCAGGCAGGCCTAAGGCCATAACAGCACCTCACGAACACGATGCGGCGGAAGGGCCGCCGCGCCCATCCACCCTCAGGTGAAATCGAATCTTTCGCGGAGGATGGAGCCGATATCCTCCGCCTCCAGCTCCTCGCGGCGGGCCGCGATCAGCTCCGCCAGCGGCTCGCGCCACGGCCACGGAACGTCGTGCTCATGCAGCTCCAGCCACAGCTCGATTTCGGCCAGATCGATCATCAGCAGCGCGCCGTTGATGCGGTCCGTCACGTCTTCCCAGAGCGGCGTTTTCTTAGCCGCGTAGCTGGAGACGGGCGCCAGGGCGTCGGCCAGCTTACCCATGCGCCAGCTCCGCCGTGAGCATCCAGACGATGGCCCGCCGCGTCTTCCCGGCGGGCGTGCGGCGCTCGCCGCTATCCGCCACAAGATGCGCGTCAGCCAGGGTCCTCATGCGCGGCGAAATGCTATCGCGCGGCAGGCCGCCCAGCTCCGCGATTTCGAACGACGTCAGGCCCTCCGGATGCGCGGCCAGGGCTTTGCAGACGTGGCGTTGAAGCCGCGCCAGAGCCTCGCTTCCGCTGAGCGATGACGCCGCGTCGTGGGCCGTGTCGGGATCACTGGAGCGCGCCCAGGCGAACAGCGGGCCGTCATCGTCATCCATGCGTCACCGCCTTGCGCCGGATCAGCGTGTTCGTGTCCGGGTCCAGGCCCGAGCGCCGCAGCGCCCTGCGGCACGGCCCGCAATGGCCCGCCCGCCAGATCACCGCACCGCAGCCCTCGCATCGCATATGCCCGGCGCCGCCGCCGCGCGCCTCGATAGCCTCCAGCAGCGGGCGCGGCTTCAGGTCATACTTGTGAACGGCGCTATTGAGCTGGCGGCGCGTGACGCCGAGCTTTTCCGCGATCAGGAACCGCGACTCCTCCCGCGCCATCAGCGTGCTCACGAAGAACCTGCGATAGGCCGTCCAGAACGGACGCGCGCCCGGCAGTGTGGATTTGCCGCCCATCAGGCCGCCTCCCGAAGGACTTGCCGCCGCCCGTAAGCCGCGATCAACGCGGCCTCCGCCCGGCCATGATGCTTTTTCAGGCCCCACCGGCGGCACTCCGCCGGGAACATCAGCGAGGCCTCTTTGCGCGCCTCATCCTTGTCCGACGTCACCCGCATGGCCCGTTTCCAGGTCGCGGGCGCCACCGCCGTCAGACGGATGAACTGAGCCCGCACGAGGCCGACCAGCACGCCGTAATGGTAGCCCGTGCCGAACGCGCCGATTACGCCCTGGACCGGGCGCGGACCCGCCTTCTCGATCCACGCCTCGCCTATCGACTTGGCCAGATCGTCTAGCGTCGCGGCGAGCTGCGAGACGTCCAGCTCGCTCTTGCCCTTCAGCTCCAGCAGCGGCACGTCCAGGACGTCCACCAGGACGCCGGTGTCCCGGTTGATCAGCGCCAGGGCGCCGTGGAGGTCCGGATCGATCCCGAGAATGAGCGCCGTCACGAAAGCCACCCCTTCCGCTCGACCGCGCGGCGGCGGATGGCGTTCAGCATGTCGGCCAGCTTGTTCGCTTCCGAAAACGCCAGATCGACGTGCTTCACGCCGATCCCGTCATCATCGACGTCCAGGCTCAGGCGCACGCCCGCCTTCATCTCCAGGACCACGATGCGCGTGGTTTTCCCGCTTAGTTTGGGCACGATCAAATGCATGGCATGGCGCACCGCAGGCGCCCGGAACGGGTCCGCCATCCGCTCCGGCGGATGCTTAGGCAAAGGCGCCGGAGGCGCCACGCCGGGCTTGGGCGCAAGGCTCACAGCTCCAGCCGTTCGACTAGGGCGTCATGCAGCCCGTCGCTCGCCCGGATCAGACCCTCCGCCGCAGGCGCCACGACGGCTCGCAGCAGCAGCACCGGCAGCAGACAGGCGGCCAGCGCCGCGAGCGTCAGGAAATGCGTGGCCAGGGTCCAGAACCCAGGCGCCTGGAACCGGGCGTTCATGCCGCCCGCTCCCGCAGGTAGCGGCGCCTATGCGCCCACAGCGCCAGCTCCTCGACCGTCGTGAGATTCAGGTCCGCCAGCGTCTTCCAATATTCGCAGGGAATAGAATCTCGGAAAAACCAAAACTTCACTTTGGCGTCCGTGGAGGCCATGCCCAGCACGTCGCGAACGGCGTGCCAGCCCCCGGCGTCACGGATGATTTCAGCATGTGTCCGCATAACGTCGGGCATCCTGAAATCTTCAGGATCAGGACGCAACGGAAAAAATCACACCGTTATGGCGCCGCTAAGCGTGTTCGTGCATTATGCACTCACTTGACTAGGTTCAATTTGTTCCAAGGTCCCACACATGCTCA